AGGAATGACTAAAGGTGATTTTGAAACTCTCTTAAGGGTACAATGGTTGGCTGGGGCAGGCGGTGGCGATCAGCAATTGGTGGATTATGTCACAGGAGGAGATAAGCCTGGCTCCTCCACGTTCTGGTCATATCAAGATAGCATGCAAGCCCCGGTCGTTGACGAGAGAGGTTCATCACCCGAAATGCAAGATCAAATGTTAGATATGTATGGGGATGTGGGAAAAACCACTTTGATATTACCGTTAGAGTGGTCTGTCGCTTATGATGTTCTACAGCAACGTCATGCCGCTGGCCGAATATAGGGATAATTTTTCTTGCATTGGGGTAACTAGTGTGGTATGATATATCATGAATGCGATTAAGAAGGTAACCAGATTTTTCAGTCGAACACTTGTAGAGGCTGTGTTTTTTTCGGTGGTTTTTTATATGGCATTCTTCTTTTTCCAAGCATTTTAGGAGGGATATGTGAAGTTCGCGCACATTAGCGATACCCACATCAAGAATTTAAAATATCATTATGAATATCGGGTAGTTTTCGACCAGCTTTATGAAGCGTTAAGAGAAGAAAAGGTCGATTACATCATTCATTGTGGTGATATAGCACACACCAAGACACAAATCTCACCAGAGTTTGTGGACATGTGTTCGCATTTTTTTGAGAACCTTGCCAACATCGCGCCAACGTATATTATTCTCGGCAACCACGATGGCAATTTAAGAAACAGCAACAGACAAGACGCCATCTCGCCGATTGTCAATGCGTTGGATCATTCCAATCTGCATTTGTTAAAAGATTCAGGCGAGACTGATATAAACGATAAAGTCTGTTTGAATGTGCTTTCGGTCTTTGACCGAGACAATTGGATGAAGCCAAGCGATCCTGAGAAGATCAACATCGCACTCTATCACGGCTCAATCAGCAAATGTAAAACAGACACAAACTGGACGATGACATTCGGCGAAGATGAGATAAGTATCTTTGATGATTTTGACTTCGCAATGCTCGGAGATATTCACCGTCGCCAGTTTTTAGACACTGACGGGCGTATTTGGTATTGTGGAAGTACCGTACAACAAAACCATGGCGAGACAAACGACAAAGGCCTTTTGATCTGGGACATTGTTTCTAAGGATGAATGGGAGATCGAACCCCTTGTCTTTAAGAATCCGAAGCCTTTTATAACTTTGGAACTCTCACCCCTGGGGCGAATGCCGCGACGCGCCCAAGTCCCCATCGGTGCCCGCCTGCGTTTGGTAAGTCATAATAATTTACCTCTTGATGTTATGAAACGCGCAATGGATATTGCTAAACATAGATTCAATCCTGAATCCATTGCGTTTTTGAATAGAGCGGCTGGAGAGCGAGGTTCAGTAGAAGAGATTACAAACACAATTAAAGCGGAGAACCTTCGCAACATTAATGTTCAAGAAGAGTTCATTGAGGAATTTCTAAAAGACTATCAAGTAAGTGAAGAAACCATTGATAGAGTGTATGAACTCAACCGCAAATACAACAAAATTGTGGAGGATAGCGAAGAAATCTCCAGAAATATTAACTGGAAGCTGCGATCTTTCAAATGGGATAATCTATTTAATTATGGAGAAGGTAATGCTATTAACTTTTCTAACCTCTCAGGTGTTGTTGGAGTATTTGGAAAGAACTTTTCTGGGAAGAGTTCTATTATCGATGCTATTCTTTACACTCTCTTTAATACAACAAGCAAGAACGAGCGTAAGAACCTTAACATCATTAACCAGCATCAAGAAACCGGAAACGGAAAGTTAGAAATTGAAATCGGCGAAAAGATATACTCGGTTGAACGCTCATCAGAGAAATATGTGAAGCGTCTGAAAGGAGAGGAGACGTTAGAAGCCAAAACAAACTTGAACTTTGAAGTATATGATTGCCCCACGGGCGAGACAACTTCACTAAACGGCATTACACGCAATCAGACGGACGCTAACATACGCAAGCGGTTTGGGACTGTCGAAGACTTTTCGATGTCTTCACTGGCCTCTCAACACGGCGCATTGTCATTCATTGATGAAGGTTCGACTCGACGTAAGGAGATCATGGCTAAGTTCTTGGATTTGGAGATGTTTGACAAGAAGTTTAAGCTAGCCAAAGAAGACTCTATCGACGCCAAAGTTCTTTTAAAGAAGCATGAAGATCGAGAATACGATAGTGAAATTGAAGAAGCCATGCAGCAATTGCTTGAGCTTAGGGTCAGCACTGAGGATAATAAGGCATTTTGTAGCATTTTAAAGCAAGAGTTGGGCGTGCTATCAAAACGTTTGGCTGTTGTTGATGAACAGATAGGCTCAATTCCAAGCGAATATCTCAATATCACGTTGTTGTTGAAACAGCAAAAGGAAAAGCAGAATCGGATCATATTGCTTGAAGAGAAGATCGAAGAGCAAAGAAAGTTGATTGACACAAAGCATCAAAAACTCACTAAGTCAAAAGCTTTTATTCAGGGGATAGATATCGAAGCGCTTCTCGAGAAGAAGCAAAAGATTGAAAACCTGCAAGAGGATGTCAAGAGCCTCAGAGAAGAGTTGGCAGATGCTAACAAGCAGGAAGGGTTACTGTCTGAAATTCCCTGTGGCGACCAGTTTCCAACATGTCGCTTTATTAAAGAAGCACACATTCAAGTAGCAAATCGATATACTTTTGAAATAGAGTTGGAAGATGTCTTGGGCGCCCTGTCTGTTCTCGAACCTACCGAAGTAGAGCGCCTCGCGGAACAACTTCAAAAGGTCCAACTTCTACTTCAGAAGACTGATAAAGAACTTTCAACTCTTAAACTCGCGCGAGAACGAAACAAGAATACCAAAGCCAATCTTGAATATGAGTTGCGTGAGATTGATTCAAGCGTCGAAGAATATAACCAAAATAAGGATGTGATCGAGAACCTCGAGAAACTCTTTAGCAAGAAAGCAAATTATGAAACGAGAATTGAAGAGAAAACAACAAAGATTAAGGACTGCGACGAGAAGACTCTCGCACTCGTTAAACAAGTTGGCTCTTACGAACAGCAAGCTCAAAGCTTAAAAGAACAGAAGCAAGAATACATTGAGCTACAAAGCAGCTATGCGGCGTATGATTTGCTTATGCAATGCATGCATCCCAATGGAATTGCTTACGATGTCATTAAAAGAAAAATTCCAGTCATCAATCAAGAGATTGCTAAGATTCTCGCCAACATTGTCGACTTTGAGGTCTTCTTTGAGAGTGCTGGCAACAAGTTAGATATTTTTATTAAGCATCCAAAACATGATGCGCGCCCAATTGAAATGGCCTCCGGCGCCGAGAAGACAATGGGCGCAATGGCTATTCGTTTGGCATTACTGTCGGTGTCGTCATTGCCCAAGGGCGATCTTTTTGTGCTTGATGAACCCGGAACAGCACTGGACGAAGAAAATATGGAGGGTTTTATTAGGATCTTGGAACTAATTAAAGTGTATTTTAAGAATGTTTTGCTTATCTCGCACCTTGATTCTCTCAAAGATTGTGTTGATCAGCAAATCGTTATTGAGAAAAAACAAGGATATGCGAGAGTAAATCAATGAAAATTACAAAGAGAAACCTTAAGAAAATTATTGAAGAAGAAACACAGCTTACTCTAAAGGAGTCCATTAACGAATTAACAGACGACGAATATGAGATTCTTGATGTTGGCCCCAGCCATCCTAGTTACCACCGAGTAGCCCGAAAGGCCGAGCGTTTGGGTGTTTCTTATGCGGGCCCCGGTACGGGCAAAGCACGTTTCACTTGGAAAGATAAAATGAGCGCCAAGTGGAGAAGAGGGGCTTTTGAAGAGTTTTTGAAGCAAATAGAAACAGAAAGAGGGCGCGCCGCCATAGCAGAACCTATGATAGCTTTAGGAATGGATCCAAGCAACGGGAGCGATAGACGGAAATATAAAGATATGATTGGGTGTTTGATGGGTTTGCAAGCGCATCTAGATAAAATTATAGACTTTGAACAGGATCTAATTTATAAGCAATATGGAGATGAACTCAGTGGCGAGCGCTCCGCACACGATGTGACCGGCAAATTAGAGAAACGATGTATGAAAGTGGGCCCCAAGTACGGCTCGGGCAACGACGACTACTTGGATTGGACTACCGAATGTACGGCATATAGAATGCGGCGCCGCGGCACCATGCGCCAGAGCTACTTTGGCGCCGAACATCTTTATGATCGCGTAAAGTTATATAATAAGATTATGGGCGGCGCCGGCAGCGGCCGTTATAGCGCCCAACAATGCGCCGTATTTGATCCAGCATTGCTTAAGAAACTATTGGGGATACAGGCAGACGCTTTAAGACCAATGCCAGCTTATACCCCGGCAGAATCCGAAAAAGAATTGGACAAGCTAAACATAAGCATTGATGAAATTCTCAAAGACCCGAGATATCAAAAAGTTATGAAAGAGAGACAGATCTATTTTGATAAATTCCTTTTTGGTGTGGATGTGAGACAAATCATCGAGGAAGAATTGGCATTAGTTATGGAGAACAAACAATGAAGATTACCAAGAAACAACTTAAGAAGATTATCAAAGAAGCGCTAACCGACCAGATGGGCGGCGGAGAATACGACAAGCTTAAACAAATAAAAGCTACGCTGGACAAGGCATTTCTTAATAAGAGCTTGGGGCTGAGAGCAGACATTGCTGCCACCGTGCTATCAGATATAGAAGCTATTCTGCAAGGAGAAAAGCCTCCTGGGGAAGAGATTCAGATTTTGGACCCGGGCGCGCCCGAGCCATCGTCTCCTGGTCATCCGTATGATTATCCCCCAGGGGAAGAATGGAAACACAAATACTAGGCGACAAGGTTTAGTTAAGGAATTGCAATGAAAATATCCAAATCACAACTTAAACAGATTATTAAAGAAGAGATCAACGCCGTTTTAGAAAGCGAGATATATTCTGAAGCATCGCTTAAAGATATAGGCCTTAGAGGCTGGGAACGGGAAGCCAAACGACAAGCTAAAGAACGAGAGATTCGTCCCAACTTTCCGGAAGAAGACGAGTGGCCCGATTTGGTTCAACGATTGATGGGTGATACTCCGGAGGCCCGGGCCCAACAACTCGCGTGGGCCGATGCCAAATTTGGAAAGGGACAACATCCGTATGATCCGGCGGTTGATTGGGAGGAGCCGCCGGGCCGTGAGCCCCTCGATTGGTCCAAGGCGCCACCATGGCCTCCCGAATGGGATGAAGAGACGGAAGATTATCCGGCATGGGGTATTCCCCTTGGACCCGGTAAACATGCTGTCACATCGCGCCGGTTGTTGGCTCGTCGATGGGGCCCTGAGAAACTCGAAAGAGGAATTGCAGCACAGAAGGCAGCGGACGTTTACCAGCCGGGAGCATGGCGCAAGCATCGCGCGCGCCAGAAGATAAACGTAGAAATAGAAGAATGAAAATATCCAAATTCCAACTTAGACAGATTGTCAAAGAGACGCTGAAAGAAGCCGGTACCGCTACGGGAGGCCAGACCGGTGGGCTAGCTGCTATAGCTGGTGGATCCGAATTTCAGGATGCGATGGACAGTCCGGATGCATTTCTTCAAAGACCCAGTACTCCAGACTCGGCTATCCAAGGAGCCGCGCACGAGTTTTTTATGAACCTCGGAATTACGGATGTGGATGTGGTGCGCGCTCTAGTTAGCAACATAGCCATTCCAGATCTCAAAGAGATAATGAGGGTTATTCCCAAACTCAACACAGCAGCGGAAGAGTCACAATGAAACTCACTCAGTCACGTCTTAAATTGCTTATCACCGAAGCAGTTAACGAAGCTCTTTCTCGTAGAGAGGCAGAGATACTTGCGTTTGTCACACCTTATGTTCAAGGGCTTTTGGCGCGCCTCGAGAGCGCCCTTGCAACAGGGAGAATATCTCGCGACACTTATGACCAGGAGATAGACAGTGCCATGGCAGACGCGACTGAGGCCAATCTTGAAAGAGGAAAATACGATAGTATTGATGATTACATTTTGTCTCATTGTGCGGGCTTTGAAAAATATAAAGAACGCCCAGATTGGTTTGGACCTCTTAAGGCTTATTTGGACGACGAAGATGTCGCCTTGGGTGATGAAGCCCAATCTTGTCTCGTCCACTATATGAAACCAATGAAGGTTACTCTTGGCGAAGGAACATTACAACAGATGATCATAGAAGAGTTGGAGAATGTTTTAGGTGAAAGCGACTACTTATCTAACATCTATAAATGGTGTCCCGCGGGCACAAAGTGTGCACCAGGTAAACAAAAAACGAAATGGTGGAAAGGAAGATGAAAATAACTAAAAAGAAGCTATTAGAAATTATCGAAGACGAGTTGCGCAAGGACGCAATGCGCGAAGAAGAAGAGGGCCCCCAAGAAGGAAAGAAGAACCCGTGGAAGATCTGCACGGCAGAAGTGGGGCGAGAAGATAAGAAGAAATACGAAGATTGTGTATTATCTGTTAAAGGAGAAAAATAGCAATGCAAGCAAAATTAGATTTACTATTAGAGAAAGCGATTTCTCGCAAACTATTGGTATGGGTTACGGCCACGGGCCTAATGCTCACCGCCAATCTGGCATCATCTGATTGGGTGATTATCTCTGGTTTATACCTAGGTGGTCAAGGCATTATTGATGCCATCGCCAAGCTCAAAGGCCACTAGAATGTTTAACACTCTTCTCAGAATTATTAGGAATAACTGGAAAGAGAGTTTGATAATATTGTGCCTCCTGGTAACAGTGGGTAAAATGCATTTAGATTATAAGCGACTGGAAAAAACATACGAAGTGATGCACTCAAGTCTTCAAGAGCAACTTACAGGCTTGCAGGTAATTCATGATGAAGAACTACGCCAACGTGATGCGGCTTTAACCGCATACAAAGATCAACTAGATAAGATTGAGAAGACATACGAGAAAGATCTCGAAACGATTAAAGCTGACCGACAAGAAAAGTATCAAGAGTATCTTCATCGTTTTATTCAAGATCCCAAGCAACTAGCAAAAGATGTTGAGGCGTTATTTGGATTTGAATATGTTGAGTAGCTTACTATTGTTATCCAGCATAGCTTTGGCCGATGGGCCAAAGTTTTCTGTTTTGGGGGAACTCGAACCAGCCCCGTTTGAGGGTGTTCTGTTTGATCCAGAAGCAACAGCGATTTTAATGTCTGATAAAGAGTTTTGGAGTTCAAGTTGCGATTTGGAAATTGAATTTCAATTAGATAAACAAGCGACAAAATATAAGCTAGAATTCGAGAACGCACAAATAAGTTATATGGCAGCTTCCGATGAGTGTGATTTATTAATCGAACAAAAGGATTTGGAGATTGAAAAGTTGACGAAGATCTTAAAGAAACAGTCACCCTATCAGAAGTGGCTTTGGTTTGGTGGCGGTGTTGCTGCCACGGTTTTTGTTGTTAATCTTGCCACCAACTTAGTCGCTGCAAGCAAATGAAGAAAGAAGATCCCAATCAAATCGCCGCTATTGAAAAAGCCATCGCAGAAAAGTATGGCGTTGAAACTATTCAGAACCCACGCGGAAATTGGGACGAGACCAAAGAAAAAGAATACCTCGAACAAATGAAAGAGTTTTATCAAAAAACTCAGCAAAATGAAAAGTGGCAAGAAAAAATAGATGTTAATGGTATTAAGATATCAAAAAAACTACTTAATAGAGAATCTTTGAAATGTTGTCCTGTTTGCAACTCGTTTGCGAAAAAATCAATGGACGATGTTTGTCTCGTCAAATTTGAATGTTGCTTTAAGTGTTACATCCAATATGTCGAAGATAGAGAAGAGAGATGGTTAAAAGGATGGAGACCAAATAATGGCTAAGAAAAATTCAGTTACGGTCCTCGATGTTATTGAAGGGCTTTCACAAGCTGCAGCAAACGCATATGATGGCACCCACATAGAAAGCTTTTCCCCCGATGGAGAGGTGCGCACCGCTGGCTTAAAGCGCGAAGAGGGCCGCCCACTCATCGACCGACGAGTGATGGATGGATTTAATATTCGATTCATGGGCCCACTGCTGTGTGTCTCCTATCAAACAGAGCTTCAGATTAAAGAAGTATACGCCCCCGGCTTTGAAGCTGAGATGGAGCAGCGTGTAGCGGACATTGTCAAGTTTCTCAAGAAAGAATATAAGAACGTTACTGGAAACTCCGTAAGCCTCACAAAGGAAGGCGAAGTGGATGTGCTTGTGCAGAGTACGTCTCGCGTTCATTCTTGGGCAACTGTCTACCAGAAGTATAAGATCGGAGGGATTGGAGAGGCCGTGTTAGTTGACGAGGGCTCCAAAGACCGCGTAGAGAAGAGTTGGAAGACTTTCCTCGATCAAGGCGGTTGGAAAGGAAAAAGACCACAAAATGATACCCGCAAAAAGGGATCGGAGATTGAAAAATGAAACTAACAAAAGCACAATTAAAGAGAATAATCAAAGAAGAACTGTCAAAAGTTTTGAATGAACAAGGTGTGGCGCCCTTCGGCGCCAATAGTCCGGAGCCCGATGTACCGGACGATGCCCAAGCCGGCTATCACGCTGCGCAGCAGCAGGTGGGAAAAGCGACCCTCGCACTGGCGGCCAAAGCCCCCAATATTATTGCTCGCATAATGAAAGATGAAAGGGAACTGCGCGCGCTCGAGGATTGGTCTGCACCACACACCCAAGAAAAGGGCAATAAGTACTTCGAGGATATCACCGGCCTCATTGGCTCTGAATTGATGGCGTACCCGCGCGAATACGGCGGGGTCCTCAAGCAATGGGACGCCGCCATAAAGGGCGCCCGAAGAGAGGGTGTTGAGGCCTGGAACCTCATGGGGATAATTGCGCGTAACCTGCAACACCACATGAGACAAGGAGATTAAAAATGAGTTATAGATGGGGAAAACCTAGAAAGAATGTTAAGAGAACAGATCCAAGATATTTTTTGAATGAAGGGGAGTATGGCGTCAGTTATGAGGTTGATGTAGATGCAAGTCGATTTGATATCGATCCAGACCGCATACCAGTCCCTGCTCAATCAGAAGTTAAAAAGATAATCGAAAAGAGATTAATACCCGGCGGCAAGATGATGGGTTCCGGGTATGTCATAAAAACCGATAATATGGTTCACTTCGTCCAAAAAGATCTTGATATGGAAGACACAAGTGACCGCAGGGACGCATATGGCAACCCAGCCGATTCGAGCAAGAGTGCCGCTACCCAGGCCGTGCGAACGTTTGTAAAAGAAAACTTTAAAGTTTACGACTTCTCCCCCCCAGAGCCAACTCCCGATTACCATATGAGCATTCCCACTAGCGAGGGATATGCAATAAGATATGGTTATGGAGTTAATATGTTTAATCTTCAGGAATCGCACGCCATTGGATTTGCATTAATCGATCCTAATACGTTCGATTACGACCGCGATGTCAAGGATCGCAGAGATCAGATGAGCCCCGGGGGAAAAAGATTTCCACTAACATGAAACTAACCAAGTCCAAACTTAGGCAGATTATTCAAGAGGTTCTTGAAAACGGCACACCTACACCTGAGGAAAAGGAGATAGTAAAAGATTGGATCCAAAGCGGAGGAACGTGGAAAGGAAATCTCCAGAATCAAGGTGTTCGACGCCTCCAAAATATCGACCCCTCGGCCCTTGGAAAAATTGTCGATGAATTGAAAGCAGAGGGATTTGTTACACAACTACGTCGGGACTATTGGGGAGCCGCTCCTCCCGGCACTGAGCCACCCCCTCCCAAGAAGAGTGCAGGATTGGGTATTATGAAAACTCCGGGTATCCCATGGGCAGAGAACATCAGCCCGTCACACCTCTCCGAAGTTATCAAAGAAGTGTTGAGCGAGGCTCTCCCTTTGGGTCTTACTTACGCTGACCAAGCTGCAGCAGCGGGTCTGGGTAAAGTTGGGCGCCCACCCCCATCACGCTCTGAAGATCCAGCGGATGAACTCCTAGCCAAGTGGGCTGCCGATATTCGCTCTCGGCCCCCCTCCCCCACTTTGGAGGCGGTCGTCGACTTCCTTATGAACTACCCGGCGTTTGAAGACGCTTGGGCTATAGCACAAGAAGATGAGCGAGATATCGAAGACAGATCCTAGTTATGTTGTATGAGTTTTCAATTAACCAAAAAACAACAAGTAAAAGAAATATTAAAGTGCGGTAAAGATCCCTCGTACTTTTTAAAAACCTATGCCCGTATATCTCACCCATTACACGGGCTTATTTTATTTGATACATATGACTTTCAAGATGAGTTGCTGACAAACTTTAATGACTATCGTTTTAATGTTATTCTAAAAGCGCGCCAGTTAGGCATATCAACTATCACCGCTGGCTATGTTGTCTGGATGATGTTATTTCATCGCGACAAGGCTATTCTTGTAATGGCAACAAAGTTTGCGACAGCGGGGAACCTTGTCAAGAAAGTTAAGAGCATTATGAAGCAGCTTCCGGATTGGTTAAAGATTTCAACAATCGATATCGACAATCGCACATCCTTCGAACTTTCAAACGGTTCTTCTATTAAGGCCGCTTCAACGTCAGGCGATGCTGGTCGGTCCGAATCTTTGTCTCTACTTGTACTCGATGAGGCTGCACATATTGAGAACTTAGAAGAACTTTGGACAGGCTTGTATCCTACTCTATCCACCGGCGGCCGCTGCATTGCATTGTCAACACCCAATGGTGTGGGAAATTGGTTTCACAAGACGTGTACCGACGCAGAAGGCGGCACCAATAACTTTAATCTCACTACGTTGCCATGGGATGTCCACCCGGAGAGAGACGAAGAGTGGTATCAAAAAGAAACTAAAAATATGTCCAAGCGCCAAATTGCGCAAGAGCTTCAGTGTAATTTCAACACCTCGGGTGAAACAGTGATTGATCCAGAATGTATGGAGTGGCTGCTTACTACCGTCAAAGAACCGAAGCATCGGACGGGTTTTGATCGCAACTTCTGGATTTGGGAAGAATATGATCCTACATGTAATTACCTTCAAGTGGCTGATGTAGCTAGAGGTGATGGGGCAGACTTTTCAACCTTTCATCTTATTAAGCTAGAAACTTTAGAAATTGTCGGAGAGTACCAGGGAAAGGTAACGCCAGACTTATACGCCAACATGCTTAATCAAGTGGGCAGAGAATATGGTAATGCGATGATGGTGGTAGAAAATAACAGTATTGGATACACAGTTTTAGATAAACTGACAGAATATGGATATCCCAATATTTATTATTCTATTAAGTCAACTCACGAGTATATTGACCAACATCAAGGAGAAGTGCTCACCAATGCGATAGCAGGCTTTACGACTTCGATGAAAACTCGCCCACTTATAGTTGCGAAATTAGAAGAGTTTATCAGAAATAAACTAATTAAGATATATTCTACGCGTATCGTTAATGAGATGAAAACTTTTATTTGGAGGAATGGAAAGCCACAAGCAATGAAAGGTTATAATGATGATTTAATAATGGCGCTCGCCATCGGGTGTTGGGTCCGCGACACTGCGATTCAAACAAATGCTCGAGATCTAAACTATCAAAAAGCTTTTGTGGATTCTATTATTACAACCAATACAACTTTTAATACACGCGTTAAAGGACAGCATGGCTACAAAGATGATAGCATTCTTGATAAAATGACGGAAGCAAAAGATATGTATAGTGAATTTATGTGGATTATAAAGTGAGATAAAATATGGCACCTCCCCGAAAAAGAAGTAAAAACCCTAACAATCCTGAGACTAGCCTTTTTAAAGCGTTAACACGTCTTTTCTCTGGTCCTATCGTCAACTATCGTTCACAGTCCGGACGCAAAATAAGACGACAGCACTTAGACAGGTTTTCGTCGAGATTTAAGACAGCATCGGGACAGCAGTTTAAGAAGACACTTTATAATCCGCTGGACGTATTGGCCAACAATGCGATAAGTAATCAGCGGCGCTCCGAGCGTTACATTGATTTTGATCAGATGGAATATATGCCCGAGCTAGCTTCGACATTGGACATATATTCAGATGAGATGACAACCTATTCTGAGCTTCGGCCGATGTTAAACATCAAATGCCCCAATGAAGAAATCAAAGCAGTCCTGGAGATCTTGTTTGATAGTATCTTAAATCTCCAGCCTAACTTGTTTGGTTGGTGTCGGACAATGTGCAAGTATGGCGACTTCTTTTTGTATTTAGATATTGACGATAAGTATGGGGTAAAGTCTGTTATTGCTCTCCCCCCGCAGGAAGTAGAAAGATTAGAAGGCCAAGATAGCACCAACCCTAATTACCTTCAATTTCAATGGAATAGCGCTGGTATGACATTTGAAAATTGGCAAGTGGCCCACTTTAGAATATTGGGTAATGATAAATATATGCCCTATGGGACCTCTATTCTCGAAGCTTCACGGCGTATCTGGCGCCAGCTAACACTAATGGAAGATGCTATGATGGCATATCGCGTCATCCGTTCCTCGGAGCGACGAGTCTTTAAGATCGATGTTGGCGCAATACCCCCACAAGATGTGGAACAGTATATGCAAAAAGTTGTAACACAACTTAAGAGACATTCTGTCGTCGATCCCACCAGCGGCCGCATCGATTTGCGCTATAATCCAATGAGCATTGAGGAGGACTATTTTATCCCAGTGCGCGCAGGATCTGCAACAGACATTGTTTCACTTGCTGGTGCTGAAAATATCTCCGCAATTGATGATATCAAGTATCTGCGCGATAAGATGTTCTCTGCGCTTAAGATCCCTCAATCTTATTTAACAATGGGAGAAGGCGCCGAGGAGGACAAAACAACTCTCGCTCAAAAAGATATTCGTTTTGCGCGAACTATCCAGAGACTTCAACGAGTTGTTATCGCAGAGCTTACAAAGATTTCTATTATTCACCTTTATACTTTGGGTTTCCGCGGCGACGATTTGCTTGGATTCACCCTCTCATTGAACAACCCTTCCAGGATTGCAGAGCTTCAAGAGCTTGAACATTGGAAGACAAAGTTTGATACCGCTGCTGCAGCGACAGAGGGGTACTTCTCTCGTCGCTGGGTGGCTGAGCATGTATTCGCTTTATCGCATGAGGAGTTTCTGCGCAACCAGCGCGAAATGTATTATGATCGTAAACACGATGCAGCCTTACAGGGGGTTGCTGAAGCTGCAGCAGCCGGCGAAACCGCTGGCATGGGCGGCATGGGTGGCGACCTTGGGGGCGACATGGGCGACCTTGGGGGCGAAGAACTGGGTGGCGCTGAAGAAATGCCAGCGGGAGAAGCTGGTGGCGCGGAGGCTGGAGGAGGTGAAGAATCTGCTCTCCTCGCTGCACCTCCTGGTTCTCGCTCCGCACCTCGTCTGACGCCCGGAGCCAAAGGGAAAGTGTATCATCCTGTTAAATCCGATAACCGTAAAAGTAGCGGCCCAAGACAACGTGCGAATGCTTCCTCACACGGGCAACAACAGTCCAGTGCCACATTCCGGAACATTCTTCCTGGCTATGCAGACGGGTTAAAATCCTTGGGCAAAGGTTTTGTTCCCACATCAGAGGGCATTTATGAAGAAGAGCAGTCTATTTATAATTTGAGAGAACAGACAGAAGAAGATAAACTATTTGAAGTTAATAACTCTGTTAGAAATTTAATTGAAGAATTAGAAAAGAAGGAAACATTGGAGCAAAAGAATGAAAGTGAGACACAACAAAAAGCGAAATAGCGCCTTTGTTTACGAAGCTCTTATTAAAGAAGCAACCGTAGCAATAATGAAAAAGGACGCTGCTAGAAAGGAAGTCGCCGCTAATCTTATTAAAAAGTATTTTCAACGGGGAACATTACTGCGGAAGGATTTAGACTGCTATCGGTCTTTATACGAGAATCAAGATTTAGATAGACTTACCTCCGAAAAGATTGTCAAAGAGGTTAAGCTACAGAAACGTTTGATTGATCCTAACGGATTGTTTAAACAACAGAGCCAACTCATTCGAGATGTTAATGTGGAACTATCTTCTGGCGTCTTTAGCAATTTTGTTCCCAATTATAAAACGTTGGCTACCATCTCGCAAATTTTTTCAGATAAGATTTCGCCCAAAGATCAAATCATTTTAGAAAATACTATCATTAATAATATGCTTAAGACAGGGAATGGAGACACAGCAGGAGAACTTATTGATCATGTGGTATATAAGACATTCGTTGATAAATTTAATACCAAGTATGAAAATGGTTTACTCCAAGAACAAAAGGAGCTTTTAGCTCGTTACATAACATCCTTTGTTGACAACGCTCTCGAACTTAAAATATATTTAAATGATGAGATCGGACGTCTTAAAGAAGAACTTACTCAAGCAAAAAAGATTGAAGAGATTAAAAATGATCGAGAGATGCTTAATAAAACCAATAAAATTATTGACCGTTTGAATACATTTGCCCAGCAAACAATTAGTGAAGAAGTTCTGATGACTGTTCTGCGAACTCAAGCCCTTGTGAAGGAAATAAAGACCAATGGCCGTAACGATTAAAATCGGAAAGCAGGCGGATGCCCCTTCTGTTACCTTAGAACTAGATATTCGCAAGAGTATGAATGGCGACCTTATGATTTTTGATCATGGAGACATTGATATTGTTTTATCTGCGTCAAAAAACAAGGTAACAGCCTTTCCTAAAGAAGTTATATCCGATTTAGTTTACGGCGCCCAAAACCGATTATTCTCATTTCTACAGAAGAAAGGTCTCGTCATTCCTGAATCCATTCAAGGTGGTGCCTTTTATGGTTCTTTTGAAGCAACGATGGAAAAACCTTATTCTGAACAATTGAATACTTCAAAGATGACACTTATTAATATTTCTCGGTTCATTGATGAGGAGCGCCCTTACTTTGAATCAACTGAGGCTATTGTAGCAATGGATGATGATGAACTTCTTCATCCCGACAAAGCAGACTCCACTGAATTGGGAGAAGTTCCCCAAGCAGTTCAAAAGGGATCTATTCGCAAGGGTTGGGTGCGCGATCCTTACTCACTTTATTACTTATATACGATTTAGGAAAATGGAACTTTTAACATTCATACTTTGTGCTTATGGCCTCACACAAATTCTTGTATATAGCAGTATTTTTAATCGTGTGAGACCCAAGAGGGGAAGATTAAAAGAGTTTGCAACATGCCCGATGTGCATGGGTTTTCATGTGGGATGGTTTTTGATG